CATTGACACATTGGATGATAAATTCAAAGGTCTTATTGATACAATCAACGAGAATTGGTCAAGTGATAATAATGTCATTAACAAGACATTATCTACTATTGGTTATAGTGCTACAAAAGATGGACTTAAAATGTATGCTAATGGCGACATTACCAAGAATACAACGGATGCGGTTAATGGAGTTAGGATCTTCTTAGAAAAGGCATGGGCAAAGTATGATAAAACGGCTCATGATTCACAGACAACAAGTGAAAAAGAAAAAGAACTAAAACAGAAACAAGAACTAAAACAGAAACAAGAACAGATAGATGCATTAAATCAGCAGATTAAAGCACTAAGAAAAGAAAAGGTAACATCAAAAGCACAGAAACAGGATGTTGAGAATCGCATTAAAAATTTACAAGATCAGATTAAAGAACTTGAAGGGAATAAATCTGGTAATTCTTCTGGTGGAACATCAGCTTCTGGTGGTGGAAATGGCTCTGAAAACAAATCTACTTCAAAAACGACAAGTTCTGGAACAGATGCAGGTAAAAAGTTGTCAAAGTCCAGGGTACGTGAGATTCAGAATTTCATAAATAGCAGTTTAATTAATCCTGCCAAGGGTAAAAAAATATCTGATTATGATGCTTTTAATCAAGCTATATGGAAATCGTATGGTGGCAAAACTGGTAAGATTTTGTCAAAGGAAGCATTACAACATCTTGCCAACTTGACTGGTTACGCATTCTCAAATAAAGCTACTTCGCCATTCTGGCAGACACTTCACAAATCTGGTATTAAAGGATTCAGACGTGGTTCAGAGGGAATCCCTTATGATATGATTGCTAATCTCGGTGAAGACGGTACAGAGTTACAGTATGATGTGTCTAAGGGTGTACTGAAATCTGTTGGTCAGAATGATATGATATTCACTGCTGAACAAGCTAAGACATTGATGGATTTTGCAAAGAATCCTATGATGTTTAGTAATATGTATACTGGTAATGCATTTAGAATGCCAAATATGCCTGTTACGAATCGGACGGATAATGACATCAATATCACCATTGGAGATGTAAACTTAGAAGGAGTACAGAATCCACAGCAGTTTGCTAGTTCTATGAAGGACGCTATTAAAAATAATACGGGTGGAGTTCGTAATATGATTAAAGATACTACAGTAGGATCTTTATCATCAAATCACAACTCTCTCGGAATACGGAAATACTAAAAATTAAATATGAACATAGTAAAAGAGAGGAAGGTAACAATTCCTCTCTTTTATTATGCTTATTTCCT